GTGCTCTTTCTGAAAGGTCATGCCCAGCAGGGTGCCGTCGTCCTGGACACACCGGATGATCCCGTGCGGCTGTTTCGCATAGGCTATCTCTTCGATCACCTTGTCTTTGAACAGGTGATCAGATAGTACAGTCATGTCTGAGTCAGCCAGGCGCTGGGTGCCATCGGTCTCGATAGCGGCTGACGCCTCCAGTGACCACAGCTTGGACCCCTCTTCCTGAACGAAGATGACTGTACCGCCGACGACGACTGGCGTGACGCGAGATGCACCCACGTATGACTGCGGCCTGGCGCCGATGGTCCCGGGTGTAAGGACAAAGTCCGCACCCTCTGATACTTTCCACTCCGCACCGGACGTTAACAGGATCAGCTCGTTCACTGCAACAATGTGCCTGATCGCATTGACCTGACGGGAGTTAATCGTGAAGGTGATTGAGTCGTCGGCCCGTGTCGGTGTCGAGCTGCGCAGGCTGTTGAAGTTCGCCGTCTGGGTGGCATACATTGTCTGTGGGGCGTTGACTGAACCGGCGAAGATCTGCCGCTGCTGGTAGTAGCCCACTGCTGACGGCTCGGGTGGGGCCAGGGAGGTGAGCGGTCCGATATTGTAATCCTCGAACAGCAGGTTAACCGTCTCTCCGATCCACCCGTAAATCCCCGTACCGTTGGAAGGGTCCTTGTAGACGTTGTACTTGACCGCGCCGGTCACAGTCGACCAGGCGATCTTCACCCCTGCCGTCTGCGTCAATGATGCTGTCGTGATGTCAGTCTCGCTGGATGCCAGTGACTCTACACCGTCGGCGTCGATAGCGGTGACGACATAGCGGTATGTCTTGTCGTATGTGCCCGCGCCGGTGCCCACGGCAACCGTGCTGAGGCCGGTAGGAGCCGAGACGGTCGACGCGAAGTCTTTCGCGGTAATCGTCCACGCGTCGTGCGCAGTCCGGGTCAGGTCATAGGGATCGTGATCCTCGTGCGTGATCGTCATGACGTCCGCTGACTGGGTGAATATCAGGTCAGGTAGCTGGGCCTCAGTGTACGGGGTCACCAGCTCGTAGATCGTGGGGCCTGCCCCTACGACAACGATGCCTCCGTCCTTGATCACTCTCATGGTAAGGTGACCGAACTCTAAGGCGTATGTCTGGGTAGTGCTGAACTCGAAAGGGATCAGCCGGTGACGTTTGGTAGAGTCCTTGACCTCTCCGACGAAACGCTGTCCTGCTCGATTGTACGCCCCTCCCTGTGCTCGGATCTCAAAGTTCCGACAGGTAAACAGTCCGAGTGCATACTTGGCCAGGTCGGCCCTCGCGCCCAGCGCAGGGCTAAGCTCGCCTGCTGTGAAACTGCGTTGGGTAATCTCGGGCATACTAGTCTCTTCCAGTTACAAATTGACTCTCGGGTTCTCTCTGGCGGTGGCGCTCGTTTGCATTGGTCGCTTGCGCCTGTGACCGGGCAATACGATAGAGTTCCATCTCGTCCGATTTCATCTTGCGCCCTCGGTCCCCTCCGATGATGGGCACTGCTATTGCGGATGCAAGGTAGTGACTCGCCATAATGATGAACTGGCTGTCATACAAGTTGGGATCTTCGATGTCCTGCAGGTAAACCAGGTGCGCTTCAGGCTCGTCTGTCAGGACGACCTTGTCGCCGTCGATCAGTCCGACCTCGTAAGGTACACGCCTCTCCGGAGGAACCTGTAGCTCCTCATAACGAGGACGTGTCACCAGTCCGTCGACCTCCGCCGTGCGGAAGGTAAACGCCTGTGGGATGTACCCTGCCCTTAAACAGTTGACGGGGTACCGGTAGGCATAGTTCCAGAGCTGTGGTTCGTGAGTCGTGAGAGCCATGGCAACGACAGTCCTGGCGAAGTTCCAGGGCGCGTCACGTAGTACGGCTTTGCGGGCATAGGGCCACCGCAGTTTACACTGCTGCGCTTCCAGACTGGCCTCGGTGAGACTGTTGATACTGGACGCGTGGATGTTGCCCAACGCCATATTGCAGATGTCGACTACGCTTGACATGGCTCACACTCCTTACAGGGTTACAGGCTCGTCGTCGCCAGTGCCTTGGCCGGAGAAGTCCAACTTCTCTTTCTGCTCAGTGGCCTCCAGCTCTTTCGCTTCCTTGTTACGTTTACGAGTGTCGGCAGCTTTCTGCTGTGGCGAGCGGGTGTCGTTCTTTTCCGCTTTACCTGTCTCGGTAACCTGCTGGCCAGGGGTGTCGTCGGTCTTGCCGGGGATCAATGTCAATGAGCTGGGCATAGGGTCCAACTTGACGGGAGTCCTGACAGGGTCATGCTTGCCCCCGGGTGTGCGCAAGATGCCATTCACATAGCATGTTGCATTAACTTTGTATCGGTACATATGCCTCTCCTTGAGGGGGACGTCCTTGTCCCTGATCAACTGTTAACGGTTAGTGGGGCTGCCCATGCTGATACCGGCGGTGATCTTACCGGTGGTCGGGTCAGTACCTGTTACCGTGTACCGGGCGCCAAGATAACGAGCGTCCACGCCGTTAGGCAGTACGTCGATATTGATGGCCTTGCCTGCGATCAGATCAGCCAGGAGAACTTCCTGATTGTAGACCACGGTGCCCAGTGCAGTGGTTGCGCCGACTTCAATCGCGATGTTCAGCGAAGTCAACGTGTTGAAGTCCTCGGTTACCTGCACAGTCACAGGTACCTTGTTACCCTTGCCGATGTCCTGCTCCAGGGGAGCAGCACCGCGTACAGGAGTACCAGGAAGGCCGAGATCGATTACGTTCTCAGAGATAGCGGTGGCAACGATAGCCTGCTGGTCCGAGAAGATCTGGTTGATTGAAAAAATCATATAAACCTCTTCTAGTTAAGAGGAGCCGCCCCACCGTGGGGCGGTCCCTGTTCAGATCCCCAAGCCTTAGGCTACGAGGTCCTCAGTGTTAAGAACACCGTCACACTCACGGATAGGAATACCACGGTAAGTCAGAACTTCCTTACCTTCGATCTCCTTCGGTTTCAGGCGGACATAGTTGTCAGCCGCACCGTCGTTAGTGCCCGCAGCGTCCAGCGCCTCCATGACGTCAGTGTTGCAGTAGATCGCCATGCGACCTCCTGGTACACGACGACCACGCAAGCGGTAGTACGCCTGACGCATGAACTTGTAGATGTCTACAGATCCACCGATCAGATCGCTCACATCGATGTTGCAGATGCGAGAAACATAACGCCAGTCCTTCACTGCCAGACCGAGATGCTGAGTGAACATCTCTTCTTTCGCGTAGAAAGGGTTGCCAGATGCATCCAGGATGCGCTGCTCGCCCTTGTCTTCACGCTTGACGCCCGCCTGAGTACCGCTGGGGTACAACAGTTGGGTCTGGTTATCACCCCAACCGACGAACCATACGGAGGTATTGTCACCGCCTATACCGCCAGCCTTGATGATCTGGTTGCCGTTGGGGGCAGTCACATCACTGAAGCGAGGGGTCAGGCCCATGAACTGCTCTGGATCAGCAGCGTCATTGCCGTAGAAGACCTTGGATACGACCTCCTGTGACATTGACTCCAGGTACGCTTCTGCCTCAGAGAGACGCAGTGCACCCGGGTTCTTGGCGAGGGTAAGCAAACGCTTATCCACGGTGGACAGACCTTCCACGAAGCCGGTGGTATCTTCTACCTGGGCTTTCTGAGACTTGCTCTGGGGGATGCCCTGGTAGAGCTTACCCCATGCAACGGAAGGCAACCCAGTACGGATGGTATGAAGATGCTTGGTACCGTTGTTACATTCAACGGCAATAGCGTCATCCATAATCGGGTTCAGTTCAGCGAGCATCTCGATGACGTCCGCGACGGAGCCATCAGGGTTGTTGCTCTTGTAGCTATCGATTAAATCGAGAAATGTCGAGCCTATAGTGGCCATTAGTTAATCCTCTGGATACATTGATTCTGCACGGTCTTTCTTGCCGCCAGGAGGATTACCCGATCCGGGTGTATCCTCTGCGACAGTCCGACCAACCTTTGCGAAGAACTTGAAAACTTCGGGATGATTACCTATCCCCGTGTCGTTAAACAAGGTCCTCAATTCCGGGCTACCGAACGTATCCATCGCACGTGCTGAGCTGGCGGCATTGGCATTAAACGCGTCCCCGCCGAACTCTTTGTCTGCTTTGGAACTGGCTTCCCAGTCATCACACTGCTTGTTGAAGTCATCACTGACCTGCTTCGCTTCCGCTTGGCGGATCTGAGTGAAGGCATCAACTGCCTTCTGCGCCTGGTCCTGATTCAGACCTAAGTCCTTAAACAGGGGGGACGCTACCTCCATGGCGCCGTTGTCTAACGTCACACCCTCAGCTAGGGTGAAGTCCGCATATGACTCCGGTGCTCCTTCAGGAGTGCCGCCGTCGCCGCCCTCCTGTGTTCCTTCTCCGCCGGTGCCAGCGTCTCCGCCCTCACCGCCTTCATTTGCTGCGGCTGCCGCTGCTGCCTGTGCTGCTGCATCATCGGGGCCACCCTGCCCAGAGCCGTCCGGGATTGTAGTGGTTGTGGTTTCTTCAGCCATTAACTGATTCCTCTATCATCGTTACATAAGAACCGGGTGCCGCTTGCAGTACCTCAGACTCAAGGTAGATCCCTACACACCGCTTCCCGTCGTTAAAAATCGTTTGGTTGCTCTGCCCGTTGAAGCACTGCTGCTTCACACCAGAGAAGGCCAGCAGGCGCCGGACGATGTTGCGCCCGTACTCAGTGGCCATGAGCTGTCGCCACTCCTCCTGTTCGAGGAGCCGCTGCTTAGTCTCCTGGTTTCGCTGTTGTTTACGCAGCTGCTCGTTTGTCAGTTGATCAGGCAAGACCCATCCTCTCCATAAGCTGGGCCATGCTGCCGCCCTCGCTGTTGTCTATCTCACTGGTCGTCTTCGCAGTCTCCGCTGCAGTGGCTGCCATCTCATTGGCTGCTGCCATCTGCTGCTGCTGTGCCTCGGCGGCCATCTTCTCCTCGACTACATCGTCAGGTACCACGAGCCGTGGGCTGGTGCCCAGCGCCTCTGCGTACTCGTCGACTGCCTGCAGAGGGTCGTACTTGTGACGGACCTCAGGGTAGATCTCTGCCATTGACATGACGAAGCCGCCCAGTCTCTCGATCCCGCCAATGGCTGTCAGGCGCTGTGCCTGTGCCAGTGTGGAGATGTACTCGACCCGCAGATCGGCGTTCTCAAGTTCAGGTGGCGGAGGAGGCAATATCCCCGCACGTGCCATGATGTTGAAAGTACGGTCGATCAACGGATCGAGTAGCTCGTTGTGCAGACGCTCGAGCACAGGCCCCAGCATCAACAGCTTTTCTTCGTGCTTCTCTTCGATCTCGCGAGCCGTGATCTGGCGCCGGTCACTGTTGACCAACATCAGGAACAGGTCCTCGTAGAACGTACGGCTGATCCTGTTCTCTGTTCGGGTGATCTCTTCCTTCAGCTCACTGATGCTCAGGTTCACGTCGTAGATGGACTTGAACCCGCCTGCGTTCATGTCATCAACAAAGATCTTGTCGCCTGGCAGCAGTCCACCGTTGTCTACGTGGTTGCGCAGAGATGACGGTCCCTGTAGAGGAGGATCGACCTGCTTGTCAATCGCCTGGAACTTCCGCTTCTCCAGTAACTGGAGACCCTTCGCGTCGCCTATCGAGTCAATGCCCGGGCAGCTGGTGGCATACACATCGTCACCAGTGACCTCCCATCTCGGAGCCATGATCGGGAACTCATCGAACCCGGACTCCTTGAGGAACTTGTCCTGGTTGGCGCCTACCTCGAGGTAGACCGATCGGTATTTCTTGTTCGCGGCTGTGGGATTCATGTGATCCCGGTCATCATTCGGCTCAATGCAGTGCAGGATCTCTACCCAGTTCTCTGAGTTACCGTTGTCCCACTGGGACTGGACACTCTGGCTGCACTGTTCGTATCCGAACTCTTTGACGACCTGGCCGACGGAACGCTTGTATTCCCTGTAAAGTGTATCGACCTCTTGCCGTCCGTTGATGCCCAGCATATAACTGCCGACAGTGTAAGGCTGACATCTGATGACATTGTCGTAATCCTCGAACACGCCGAACGCGGCAACCCCGAATACACCCAGCTCTGCGTACGTTGCGCTCAGTACGTTGTATGCATTGGACTGGTTGAAGATCTCACGCATCAACGCCTCAACGTCGTGCAGCCAGGTCTTGACCGCCATGACTTCCATCAGTGCGGTATCCGGCGTGGCCAGTCTGAACCACGGTCTGGCGGGCGATGTGATGCCAGCCATCATGCCTGACGTCTGCGTTCGTGACGCGAGACGTGAGGTGTTGTTGATCTGTTTGGTGTTGCGCTTGTGGCCCTTGTTCACGTCCGACGTCAGGAACCGTCCCCTGTGCGCCAGGTGATAGTCAGACAGCTGCTTCCACAGCGGCATGAACGTGGTCCGCTCTGACTCGAGAGCGGTCCTGCGCTTCAGGTATGGATCGTGTCTCGTGACCTTAGATGCCAT